GTCAACTCCCATATTTTTAATATTTTCAATCGCTTTTGGTTGGATTGGTGATTTTATTAAATCTCTTATAAATTCTAATCCCGTTCCAGCAATAATTGTATCTTGAGGTAGTAATTCTATTTCTCCATTAGGTGTAATTATAGTATCTTGTGCGCTTTGTTTTATTCTTTCTAAACTCTCGGTCAATGAAATGTTTGGAGTTTCAAAGGCCTTTATAAGATTATCAACCGCCGTTTTAGCATTTGTAATCGATGTTGTAAAATTATAGGTACTTACATTAGCACTAGTAAGTGCTGAAAAAACATTAGTAAACGATTCTCCTAGTTTAGTAAGAGGTTCTTTAAAGTTAGTACTTAATATACCACCAATTTCACCAAACACACTTGCAGTCTTACTAAGTACCCCGGTGTAATCTTTTTGATTAAATAAACTTGTAAGAGTTTTATCAAGTGTTACCGCAATATCACTCATACCAGGAATTAAGTTATCTTTTGCTTTATTAATCCCTTTTTCAAGTAAAGCTGCCATAGATTCCATTGATTTTACAGATATATCTAACAACGCCGCCCCTCCAGAAGTTTTTGCTAAAGCCCTTGGTAGTACGTTTGTTAGTTTTTCTATAGAAATTCTTAAATTATCTGTTGATGAAAGTTGTAGTTTTACTAAATCTTGAGGTTCCTTTTTTTCACCTTGTTCTAATAATTTTTTAAATTGTTCCTCAGTTGAATTTTTTTCAAGTACCTTAGCCACATCCTCCATTTCACCATTAACGTTAATTTGAAGTTGTCCGTCTTTCATTTCTGTAATATTTGCAAGTAATTTCTTTTGTTCTTCAGTTGCAAAATCGGGAAATTTGATTTTTGAAAGTTTGGTATCAAGTTCGGCAGAACTTAACGCCATCTTAGAAAGTTCTCCAGCACCAAATCCAAGGACTTGTTCAATTTCTCTTAATTGTTTTTTAGCTCCGGGAAGTATTTCAAAGTTACCGTCTTTGTTGAGTTTCACAAATTGTTTTGACATTTCCGCAATTTGATTTTGTAACTCTGTAGGGTCATTCTCAGCTAAATCTAATAGTTTTAAAGGGTCTAATAAATCACTTTGTGCAACACCAAGTCTTTGTAACGCGGCCGCCGCCTCAATAGCTCCTTCAGGACTATAAACTTTTTCCGCAAATTTGAGAGTATCCCCCATATCTATTCTGAGAGCGGCAGCATTTGCCGCCATTTTGGCCAATCCTTCAACACCTCCTTGGAAGTTATATTTGTTAAGTAATGATGTGTTTTGTAAAACTTTTTCACTAACTATTGTGGCGTTTACTCCTATTTCTCTAGCAGTATTTACTACAGTATTCATTTGTTTTCCTGTATCGTACAATGAAAATCCCGCATTTTTAAAAGACCCCGCAATTTTATCCGCCGCTTGTCCTGAAGTTTGTGACGCAAAAAATAAATCTTTTTGTGCTTCAGTACCTAAAATTAAGTTTCTTCCTAATACTTTTCCAATTTCTAATTGTTGTTTATATGCAGTATCTTGGGATGCACCATATTGTATTAAAACTTCAGTTGCGGTTACGGTCGCCTTTGTAATATTGTCAATTTCAGATTTAGTTAAACCAAAATTTTTAGCGATACCAAAAGACCTCGTTTCAATTTCTTGAAGTCCTTTTAAAAAATCTAAATTTGATAATGTCGCTTTACTTAAAGCCGCGGCAATTTTATCTAAACTCGTTAAATCTGCGGGTTGTAAAGGACTTGATTGTTGTGATGGATTTGTTCCTTCTTGAAACATTTATATTACTTTAATTAATAAATATTCTTTATTTATTTTTTTGGTGTATTATCCTCAATAATTCGGTTAATCAAGTGTTTTCTTGCATAAGTTGGCATGACAAAAAAATCAGAATAAGATATTCTGATAAATTTTGCCAAGAAATAATATTCTTCAAGTAAAGTTTGTCTATAATCAGAAGAAAGGACGAAAAAAGTCAACCCCAAAGTTAACATCAACGTCAACTACTTCTCCTGAAGGGGCATATACTTTTTTGTTTAAGTCAAGTGATGGTACGTTTTCGTTTAAAAAAGTTCTAATGTATTTTGAGTCCATGATTGGTAGAGTTTCAATAAACATTGAGATTTGACCTCTGTCTGAGCTATCATTAAGTTCAACAATTTGTTTATTTAATCTCCAAGATACTTTTGGAGCCACTCTTCCCGCAGGATAATTTTCAGACATTTTTTCTATTTCAATAGTATCCCCAAAGGTAAGTGGTTTTAACTTAACTTTTGCGTTTGTTTTAGGAAGAACGGTTGTAAATGTTCCATCTTCGTTAGGTGGTACTGTTCCTTGTTTAATATTTAATTCATCTAATAATATTGATGAATCAAATTGTTTTGTTGTGTTTGGGTCAGTTAATTTAAAATTATATTCAGGACCAAAAGATGTGTTTCTTAAAAAAATTAATATTGCTTCAACGTCTTTATCTAATAAATCTTCAGGTTTTAAATCAGGTTCATATAATTTATTTCTTAATAAGGACAATACTAAATTTTCTCTTCCTTGTTGTATTGAACCTATAAGTACGTTTTCATCGTTGGCGGTTAAATAACCTACCTTAACGTGACGTTTCTTATTTTTATAAAATACTCCTCCAGTTGGTAGTTGGACTACGTCGTGTGGTAATGTGAAATTTTCTTGTCCGGCTTTAATTATATCTTGTTCCATGGTTTTTATTTTAAAAATAATTTTTTTTTAATAAAAATCAATCTTTATTTTTACTTTGGTCTTTTTTATTTTTCTTTTTTTTGTGACGATTGTCAAATTCTTCTTTTGTTTCAAATACTTTACCACAAGTAGTACATGTATATCCTGTTATGTTTTCATTTTCCATATTATAAATTTAATTTGTTTTTTAAATCGTTTATAACCCACTCGGGTCTTTCATTAATATCTTTTTCCCAATACCTAATTAATTGAATGTTGTGGTTTTTACACCAAGTATTTTTTCTTTTATCATTCGTGATATTTTTTTTCTGTATATCATATTTAACTTCACTATAATCACTATTTGGGTTACAATGATAAAAATCACCATCAGTTTCTATTATAATTTTTTTTGAAGGTATATAAAAATCAAAAAAAGTTTTGATATTTATAATCAAATAATTATGAATGTAGTCAACATTTTGTTTTAACCCCATTTCATTAAGAATAGTCATGAATCTATTTTCAAGTTTAGATGTTTTAACTTTGGAATTTTCTCTCATCCATTTTAATCTAAAAATAGATTGATTAACTTTTAATTGTGGATTATCTCTATATCTTTTCTTTTGTGATTCTGATAATTTTTTCTTAGATTGTTCTGTTTTAGGAATACCTTTTAATTTATCTGAAATTTTTTTACCCCTATTTTTGTCGTTTTTTAATTTTTCTTTTATACCATCAATTTTTTTAATTGTTTCAGGACTTTTATCTTCCCACCAACCTTTATACTTACCTAATTTCCAATTTTTCTTTTGGGTTTCAATAGCCTTCTGATGTGTTTCAGGATTTTTATGAAAATTATTTTTTCCCGGAACTCTATTATGATGTGATAAAACAAACTTATTAAATCCTTTATTTATAGAAATAAAAGAAGGTTTTTCACCGCACCCACAACCACAAGAAGGTATTTCCCCATTCAAAAAATAATCTGTATATATTTTCTCGGGGATAACTTCATGTTTTTGGTATGAGTGAGAACTTAAAGATTTTAAATTTTCAAATTCTTTTTGACATATTTTACAAATAAAAATTCCCATATAAATAAATATATGGGAATATAACAATATTGTAAATGGACAGATGTATTCTAATACACGAGTATACAACGGTCCATTTGAAGTGAGGTTGTAATAGTCGCTAAACCGTCAGTTGTGTATCCCAAAGAGTCAAAGTTAACTGAAGTTAAAAATGCTCCTTCGATAATCCATTTTTCCACAACAACACCTGTTGGGTCTAACATTTCAAGGTCAACATTCTTTTTATAACCCGCAGCATAACCCATACGACCTGTTACCGATTCAGCACATAAACGTACCCACTCCATAAGAGCCTGAGACGCAGATGGTCCGATAGGGTCACGGAATTTCACACTAATTGGATTCCATTTAAATCTACCCGCAACATAAGTTGAAGTATTTAGGAAAGGTATTTCAGTCGCATTAACTGTTAAAGAGGGTCTTGCGGCAGTTTCAACAAACCATTCATTAATACCCAACGTAGAAGGAAATCTCATAATAAATCGATTCTGTCTTTTTGGTTCGTAGGGTATGGGCATTTTCATTAATAAATCAGCCATTGTATTGTATTTTTTTAATTTTTATTTTGTTTTATATTTTATAAATATATCAACTTAAACTTTTTCTCTTTACTTTGATTTATTTTAAGTTAAAATCCAGTTATAAGTATTATATTAATAAGGCTTTTTACTACCTCCATGTGTTGAATACATTTTTAATTCTGGTGTTTTTCCAAAATGTCCTTTAATTTTTTCTAAATTCTTTAAATCATCATCTGAAAAACCTACTAAAGGTGTAAATGTATTACTAACTTTATTTTTTAAGAACGCTTTTTTATGAAGGTTATTTCCCATTTCTTTTACATAGTTAATAAACTCCCTTAAAGCATTTATTTTTCCTTGTTCAGGACTTGCGGCACTTCCTTCTCCGTATGAGACAGGATAAAACCTACACAAATCCAAATATTCCCTAATCATTTCTTTTTTTGGAAGAATTTCTTCGTCAGCTAAATTTCTATATTTTTCTAAATTTTTAACTAACTCATTTGAATTGAGACCATTATGATTTGAAATAATAAGGTTATAACAAGCTTCTTTCATAATTGAAGGTGTGTGTCCTCTAGCGGTAATAATTGAAAAAATTGACCCTCCATTAATCGCTTCTACAAAATCAGGCCATGCGGGACCTGGTTTAGCAACCATTGAGTCAATTAAAAATTGTTTGTCCCCTTTAACTGTAAAGTTCATAAATGGCTCTTTAGAATAGTCAACAACCATTTTTCCTTTATATTTAAAAGGTTCTTTTCCAATTTTACTTCTATAAGTTGCAAAATCTTCAGTTGACATTAAAACATCATCACCATTTTCATCTTTTAAGATAAGTTTTGTTGGCATCATCATGATGTTGTCATCCCAATCAAAAGCGTAATACTTCATGTCTGGGGTACTTGTTTCTGATATTCCTTCTTTAAATTCGTTTTTCATTTGGCTAAAAAGGGTGAGAGTTTTGTTCTCCCACCCATTTATAATTATTAGATGTTTTCAAAAGATGCTCCTGTTGGAGTAATATAGAATGTGATATCTATAAATTCTAATGAACGTGTTGGTTTAATGTAAATCTTACCTGTCATTTGATTTCTGTCTAAATCAGCAGTATCTGAAGAAACTGTTACACGGAAATCGTATAAACCTCTATCTCTTCTGATAGCATCTAAGATAGGATTAACCGCGTCTAAGAAATCTTGTCTCACTTTATCATCGTTTTGTTCAAACAACAATCTAACTGAAACCGCAGATATTAATTTACGAGCTTGTAACAATAATCTTCTTACGTTAATTCTGTCAAGAGCGGATTCTCTAATTTGAAGAGTTTTGTTACCCCATATTACAGTTCCAACATCTGAGAAAGTTGCGATTGGGTTGATTCTTCCTTTATATAGAGTATCTCTATCTTCTTGAGTTAGTTTCTTTCTCGCTTTAATCGCGTTTACAATACCACGAGTGTAACCCGCTGCCGCGAACCAAGGGAATGCAATGTTATCAGTTAATGCTAAGTTTCTTGTAACTTCGGCAGTAGCTGGAAGGTAAATTTGTGTATTATTCACAGAATCTCTTGTTAACACCCAAGGATAATAAGTTGCGGTGTAGTTCGAATCAATTCCTGTTTGTTCTAAGTTATCTACCGCCTCTTGTGGGTAAATTAAATCCGTAGATTCTCCCGCAGTTGGTGTAAACAAGTTGTAATCAGGTGTTGTTACAATATACAATGAGTCAGCTCTGTCGTTTTCAATCATGTCGATTGCACTTTCCGCTAAATCAGAGTTATTTAAATAATCAATACCAGGTGTTACAAACACGTTAATATTAACCGCTTCAGGATTTGAGAATGTTTGTTGTCCTAAAAGGTATGCGTAATAGTCGGTATTCGCATAATCTACAGTGTTATCACCAACTGTAATTTGTTTGAAAGCTCCCCAACCATTCGCCGTAGGGTATTTTAATGAAGGACATGCTCCTCTTAAATAACCACTTCTACCTAATACGAATCTATCACCATTTGTTCTATATTCTCTATAGATGTCCCATCCGTCAAAACCACCACTACATAGTAATGAGAATTTACGTGCGAATAAACGATAGTAAGGACTTGTTTCCGAATCAGGGTCTGATGTGAAAGGTGCTGAACCTACATAGAATTCAGGAGTACCACTTGTTGTAAACAAATCAGGAATTGTAATACCTGACGCATTTATGTCCATATGGAAACCTCTTGTTTTATAAAACCATTCTTCACCTGTAACGTCAGTACAAATATCTAATGGTAATTGTTTACCTTTGTATCCATAAAAATCAACATCAATACCGATTGTGTCAGAAATACCTAAGTAAGTTCTTCTAACATTATCTCCACCACTTCTGATTAAATCATCGGCACCTGATGCCAAACCAAATGGAGGATTATAAACAACTTCACCAGGGAAATCATATTTTGTTTTGTAAATTGGGAATGGAGGTCTAACACCAGCATATTCTCTAAAGTTGTATCCTAAGAAACCACAAGGTAATGCGTCAATTGGTGCGTCTTCATTAATCTCAACAATTATGTATTTTGAATTCAATTGGTATTCACCATTTAATGTACCTATTTTTTTCGCTATAAAGTTATTTTGGTTAGGGTCCATTGAACAGTTTGTAAATTTCTCAATAACTACAGGGTTTGCATCC